CCCGAGTGGCGTGCGCTTCGTGAACGTGTCCTCGCTGCGCGACCGAACTGCGAGCGGTGCGGCCAGCGAGCGACGGTCGTGAACCATCGGCGAGCCGTCGCAGCGGGAGGTGGCTACCTCGATCCCGCGAACACGGAGTCACTGTGCAAGACGTGTCATGACTCACACACCTCGACCAACGACATGGCGCGCGATGGGAACGGTCGGTGGACGGGTCGACGCGACTCGTCCGTGGACGTCGATCAACGTGCGAAGTCGGGTCGGTTTGGAGGTGGATTTGGAGGCGCGGCGTGACGTGTGGAGTCTGTGGAAAACGTGACCGGTAGGGGGGGCTATTTCTTTGGTGGGAAACGACTTATCCGTCGCGTTGGTCTCACGCGCGCGGCCGATGGTTTCAGGCTAGGGGGGAGTAGCAACGGAACATCAATGAATCCGGGCCTGAACGCTTCATCGAACGATCCCACGCGCCACCCAAACTGGGAGTAAATCGCGATGCAGATTGTCACCGTTTCCACCGCTGAACTTGCCACGATGGGTGCGAGCTGGAACCCTCGTCGAATTGACGACCACGACCTCGCAGCGTTGCGGCGGTCGTTGAAGTTTTTCGGCACGGTCGAGCCCATCGTCGTCAACACGCGGTCCGGTCACATCGTCGGCGGCCACCAGCGCGTTCGCGCTGCCGAGGCCGAAGGGATCGACACACTTCCGGTCGTCTACGTCGACCTCGATGACCCGTCAGAGAAGCAGCTCAACCTTGCGTTGAACCGGATCTCCGGCGAGTTCGACCTCGAGAAGCTCCAGGAGGTCCTGGCCGATCTCCAACGCACGGGCGCAGACATGGAGTTGACCGGATTCACCGGCACCGAGCTCGAGGAGTTCCTGCGCGGTGGTGACGTTGCCGTCGATGGCTTGACCGACCCCGACGACATCCCTGAGCCGCCTGACGAGCCGCAAACGCAAGCGGGCGATCTGATCATCCTCGGCGACCATCGGTTGCTCTGCGGCGATTCTGCGAAGCCTGAGGACGTTGCTCGTTTGCTCGATGGCGCTCGCATCCATCTGGTTAACACCGACCCGCCGTACAACGTGAAGGTCGAGCCGCGTTCGAACAACGCGATTGCGATGGGGCTCAGCACCAAGGGCAACGTCCCGCGGGCGAAGTCCCACCACCAGCAATTGGACCTAGCCCGGCATCCTGAGAAGTCGAAACGGACGACGACGAAGATGCGAGCGAAGGATCGGGTGCTCGACAACGACTTCGTGTCGGACGAGGAGTTCCGGCGGTTGCTCGACGCGTGGTTCGGGAATCTCAGCGACGCGTTGGAGCCCGGGCGGTCGTTCTACATCTGGGGTGGGTACTCGAATCTCGGGAACTACCCGCCGGCGATCAAGGGCGCGGGCCTCTACTTCTCGCAGGCGATCGTATGGGACAAGTTGTGGCCCGTCCTGACGAGGAAAGATTACTTAGGTGCCTTTGAAATTGCGTTCTATGGGTGGAAGGAAGGCGCCCCTCACTACTTCAACCCCGAGAGCACAAACGCGACCGACCTTTGGCACGTGAAGAAGGTCACACCGTCGGCCATGGTTCACTTGACGGAGAAGGTTGTTGAGCTGGCCGAGCGGGCGATGACGAACTCATCGCGGCGGGGCGAGAACGTCCTCGACCTTTTCGGCGGCAGCGGCTCCACGCTGATCGCCGCCGAGCGCATGGGCCGCAAAGCGTTCCTGATGGAGCTCGACCCCGCGTACAGCGACATCATCGTCACCAGGTGGCAGCAGCACACCGGGAAGAAGGCCGAGGGCTGGCGTGGGAACGGTTGAGTTCCAGCGCTTCTCAATCGAATCCGTGAACGCCGGTCTCGCGGGGGGATGGACACTCGCCGCCGGGTGGTTTCCATTCCAGACGTCGTACTGGGCGTGGTTCCGGCGTGCGGCTCCCGATGGGTAGACGCGGTCCACCCCCGAAGCCTACGGTGCTCAAGATCTTGAACGGCAACGCCGGGAAGAAGCCGCTCAACACGCGCGAGCCGCAACCTGCAGTCGGCACGCCGCACATCCCGGAGTGGCTATCCGAGGATGCCCGCAAAGTCTGGAAGCGCCTCGTCCCGCAACTGCGTGCGATGAAGGTCTTGACGCTCGTGGACGCCGACGCCTTGGCTGCCTACTGCCACATCTACACCCGATGGCGCGACGCCGAGGACTTCCTCACGAAGCACGGCATGGTCTACCCGATCCGCGATGACCAGGGCCGGGTGAAGTGCATGCAGCAGTTCCCGCAGGTTGCGATTGCCAGGAACCTGCTCCTCGTCCTGCGGGCGTACCAGCAGGAGTTCGGCCTCACCCCGGCGTCCAGGGCTCGGATCGTCATCGCCGGTGAGGCCGAGCCGAACTCGGATGCCCGACGATGGCTCGGGTAAGGCGCAAGCGCGGCAACGGCGAGTACTGGTTCGACGAAGACGCGGCCGAACGGGCCGTCTCATTCTTCCCGCGGTTCCTCGTTCATGTGAAGGGCGAGTGGGCGGGCCGACCCTTCGAACTGGATCCGTGGCAACGGGACCAGATCATCCGGCCGCTGTTCGGGTGGAAGCGCAAGGACGGCACGCGGCGGTACCGCACCGTCTACGTCGAGGTGCCGCGCAAGAACGGGAAGAGTTCCCTCTCCGCGGGCATCGCGCTGATCCTCTTGTTTGCGGACCAGGAGCCTGGGGCCGAGGTATTCAGTTGCGCCGCCGACCGCGACCAAGCCGCCATCGTGTTCGACCTCGCGAAGCAGATGGTGCTGGCGAGTCCTGACTTGTCCGCAATCTCGGAGATCTACCGCCGCAGCATCGTCGTCCCGCGCACCGGATCGGCGTACCACGTGCTGTCGGCCGATGCGAACACCAAGCACGGCAAGAACGCGAGCGGCGTCATCTTCGACGAGCTGCACGTGCAGCCCAATCGCGAGCTGTGGGACGTACTGAACACGTCCACGGCCTCCCGCCGTCAGCCCGTGACCGTAGCGATCACGACGGCGGGGTACGATCGCCAATCGATCTGCTGGGAAGTCCACGAGTACGCCCGGCGGGTTAACGAGGGAATCATCGAGGACGACTCGTTCCTGGTGGTCATCCACGGGGCGAACGAAGAAGCTGACTGGAAAGACGAGAAGGTCTGGAAGGCGGTCAATCCCGGGCTTGGCGTCTCGGTCAAGCTCGACTACTTGCGGCAGGAAGCGAAACGGGCTGGCGAGACACCCTCGTACCAGAACGTATTTCGTCGCCTTCACCTCAACCAGTGGACGCAACAGAACAGCCGCTACATAGACATCGGGTTGTGGAATGCGTGCAGCGAGGCACCCGACCTCGCGAAGCTGAAGCAACGCTACGCGTCCGCCGGGCTGGATCTCTCGTCCACGACCGACCTATCGGCCCTCGTGCTGCTCTTCCCGCCGGAGGAGAAGGAGGGCGACCCGTTCGACGTCCTCGCGTGGTTCTGGATGCCTGAGGAGAACATCGCCAAGCGGTCCAAGAAGGACGGCGTGCCTTACGACGTGTGGGTTCGTGACGGGTTCATCGAGGCCACATCTGGCAACGTCATCGACTACGACGTGATCAAGAAGCGCATCACCGACATCCACAACGACAAGTTCTACCTGCACGAGATCGCGATCGATCGCTGGAACGCCACACAACTCGCAACGCAACTACAGCAGGAAGGATTGACGGTCGTGCCATTCGGTCAGGGCTACCGCGACATGACGGCGCCGACCAAGGACCTCGAGGCGCTGCTCATGGGGAAGAGAATCCGGCACGGCGGGAATCCCGTGCTCCGCTGGATGGCCGACAACGTCAGCGTCAAGCAGGACCCTGCGGGGAACCTGAAGCCGGACAAGGCGAAGTCCAACGGACGGATCGATGGAATCGTCGCGCTGATCATGGCCCTTGGCCGCGCGAACGTGAACCCGCCCTCAGGTTCGGTCTACGGCGGGAAAGGGATACTCTGTTACTCACTGGATGGGCCGTGATCGACCACCGGATACCGCCACGAGCACCGGCTGGATCGCGGGCATCGCCGAGATGGTCATGAGAGCGCACCCTACTTGGGACCACCCGCCTCAGCGTCCTTGAGGATGGCCCCGTTCGACGCCTGGTCGAAGCGGAGGGCCAATCGAAGCTACTCAAACTACAGGCGCTGACTTAGACTTCGGCCCCGATGAAGCAACCTGCCGCGAAGCGGCTTTGTTCTTAGAGCGTGAGGCGATATGCGGCGGGGGATCGGCAAAACGCTGGTACCCTAATCTCAGGAATATTTGCGGTGGGCTGGTGCCCGCGACTCGGGAAGGAAGGCAACATGAAAACGCTGATCGGATCCGTGTTGGTGATCGGATGCGTCGTCCTCGTTCGTCCAGCCTCCGGCCAGGAGAACAAGGAGCACGACTGTGCGCGTGGGAAGAGGATGCAAAATGTGTCGCTGACCTGGCGCCCCACAGAGGAGATCGCCTTGCCGGACGTGATCGCTATTCCGCCTGGATCGGCAGGCCTCGCGACCGTTCGAATCGAGATCAAGGCACTAACCGACACCCGGCAGAACCCGCAACGAATCGGCGAGAACCGCGAGGACGTGAGCAACGGCGGGTGTGTCTACCCCGTGATCGCGCACAACGACATCGTCGTGTGGACCACCGATCGATTCCGCTATCTCATGCAGCGCCTTGGCCTCGGGGTTGTCGAAGGTGAAGGCGATGTGGTTATCTCTGGAGAGTTGCGTCAATTCTTCGTAACCGAGACCCACACTTACGCGGGGGAGATCGGGCTAAAAATCGACGTGACTTCGACGACGGGAAAGGCTTTATGGTCGGGCCTCGTTACCGGCAGCAACGGGCATTGGGGTAAGTCGTACAAGCTCGAAAACTACGAAGAAACGTTGAGTGATGCGCTGATAGATGCCGTCAAGAACCTTACCGCGGACCAAGGCTTCTTTCGGGCGATCAGCGTCAAGGATTGATGCCACTCCCCAACCCCGGCCTCCCCTCGCTCCACCGACCGCTTGACCCCGGCGCTCCAACGCGGGACCATCCGTTCGGCCGAGCGCCCGATAGCTACGGGGGCGGACTCCCCGACCGCTCTCTCAGCGGATGATCTCTCCCACCGCCTCGACGCATTCGGGCCCGTTGTTGCGTGGGCTGTTGACTCGGGGCGACACCGGCACCGCAATCAGGAAGTCATCGGGTGCGGGCTGGAGGAGATCGCCGACGGCGGCGGGATCGGTCACCGTGCGGTCAAGCCAAAGATCCCACGCGGGCTG